TAAATGGATTTCTGCTGACTACATCTGAAGCAATATCACGTTGGCGGTTAATCTCACCAAGAGCTGTGTCATATTCGGCTTGGCTTATAGCGTTAGCTCGTTTAGATTGCGTTGTATTCCTATCACCACCCCTTGCCGCTGTATACAACAACGCTGGCAGTGAAGCTGCGGATGTAGTTGAATATCGTCAAGATGATATTAACCGTAACACTTCATACGCCGTTATGGATTCTGGCTGGAAGCGCCAGTATGACCGCTATAATGATGAATACATCAATGTTCCTCTGAATGCTGATACTGCTGGTCTTTGTGCCCGCACAGATCAGACAAACGATGCCTGGTGGTCACCTGCTGGCTTCAATCGCGGCCAGCTCAAGAATATTGTTAAGCTGGTTTGGTCACCAAATCAAACAGAACGCGACACACTTTACAAGAATGGTGTTAACCCAGTAGCTACCTTCCCAGGTGAAGGCACTCTACTTTACGGTGATAAGACACTTCTTGCTAAGCCAAGCGCATTCGACCGTATCAATGTTCGCCGTCTATTCATTGTTCTTGAAAAGGCTATCGCAACTGCGGCCAAGTATCAACTCTTTGAGTTCAACGATGTCTTTAGTCGCGCACAGTTCCGTTCGATGGTTGAACCATTCCTACGTGACGTTCGCGGTCGCCGTGGTATCTTTGACTTCCGCGTTGTTTGCGATGAAACAAACAACACCGGCGAAGTTATCGACCGCAACGAATTTGTTGCTGATATCTACATCAAGCCAGCACGTTCGATTAACTTCATCTATCTGAACTTTGTTGCGGTTCGTACCTCAGTATCGTTCACAGAAGTTGGCGCCTAATAACCCGACTAAATAGAAATAGGAGATTTATAAATGGATATTTCAAAATTTAAAGGGTTACTAGGGGCTGGCGGTGCTAGACCAAACCAGTTCCGTGTTATTCTAACATTCCCAGGCTACGTTTCTTCGGTGCCGGATACAGAATACTCGTTACTAGTTACTGGTGCAGCACTTCCTGCGTCAACAGTAAACCCAACAATCATTCAATACCGCGGCCGCGAAGTTAAGTTGGCAGGTGAGCGCATCTTTGATCCGTTCACAATCACAGTTGTCAACGACACTGCGATGTCACTTCGTCGTCCATTCGAAGAGTGGATGAATGGTATGAATGATCTAGAAGCCAACACTGGTATTCTAAATCCAATTGACTATCAAGTTGATATGTCAGTAGAACATCTAGATCGTAATGACGATCCACTTATGACGTATGTTCTTTATAATGCTTTCCCGATTAACATGTCGGAAATTGGTTTACAGTATGGTCAGAATGACGTAATTGAAGAGTTCACCGTAACCTTTAACTACTCACATTATCTGACTGCATAATTCCATCCAACTAGGATAATTTAATGCAGATTTTTGGTTATAAAATTGAAAAGTCTACGGCGTCACAAACTGAGAAATCGTTTGTGGCGCCAACGGACGATGGTGGTGTAGAAACTATCAGAGCCGGTGGCTACTATGGCACATACATCGATATCGATGGTACCGCAAATAATGAAATAGAATTAATTCGTAAGTATCGTGAGATTTCTATGATGGCAGATATCGATACTGCTATTGATGATATTGTAAACGATTCAATTGCAAATCTTGACGATGAAGCTCCAGTAAAAATTGATCTTGATGAAGTAGAATTGTCAAAGAATATTAAAAAAATGGTGCAAGATGAATTTCAACTGCTACTTAACATGTTGGACTTCAATCTAAGAGCGCAAGATTACTTTAGACATTGGTACATCGACGGAAGATTGTTCTTCCATAAAGTTGTTGATACTGCAAATCTAAAGAAGGGTCTAGCAGACATTCGCTATATTGACCCAAGAAAAATTAAGAAGATGAGAGAGATCCTAAAAGAAAAGGATACAAAAACAGGCGTAGAGTTCATTAAAGAGATTAAAGAATATTTTATCTACAATGAACGCGGTCTAGTTCCAAACAAAACTTTCACGCCAGCTGCCTCTATCTCTTCTACCGCCGGTGCCACCATGCGCATCGAAAAAGATTCTATCTGCTTTGTTCCTTCTGGCTTGAAGGACATGGACAGAAACATGCCGTTATCTTTTTTGCACAAGGCTATTCGCCCAGCAAATCAGTTGCGTATGATGGAAAATGCCGCAGTCATCTATCGTATCACGAGAGCTCCAGAGCGCCGTGTATTCTACGTTGACGTTGGCAATCTTCCAAAGATTAAAGCCGAACAGTATCTCAAGGGTATCATGAACCAGTATCGTAACAAGGTTGTTTACGATTCTCAGACAGGCGAAATCCGTGACGATAAAAAGTTTATGTCAATGCTTGAAGATTTCTGGTTGCCTCGCCGCGAAGGTGGCAGAGGAACACAGATTGAAACTCTACCAGGTGGTCAAGGTCTAGGCGAAATGGGAGACATTGAATACTTCCAGCGCAAACTATATCAAGCGTTGAACGTTCCGATGTCAAGACTTGAACAGCAAACAGGCCTTAACTTTGGTCGTGCTGCTGAAATCAATAGAGACGAATGGAAGTTTACGAAGTTTATTTCTAAACTGCGCCGTCGTTTCACACTTCTATTTGATGATCTACTAAAGACACAACTTATTCTCAAAGGTATCATTACCGAAGCCGATTGGGAAAAGATGAGATATGATATCAAGTATGTTTTTGCAACAGATGCTTTCTATACAGAATCCAAAGAACAACAAATTCTACAATCTAGAGTTGAAATTCTTCAAGGTGTTGCACCGTTTATCGGCACAATGTATAGTAGAGAATATGTTCAAGATAAAATTCTTAAATTGTCAGACGACGAAATTGAAGAGATTAAGAAGCAAAATGATGCAAGTCCTCCTGAAGTTTCGCCGCCCGATTTTTCTTCACTAGAGGGTGAACCGCCAGCCGCGGATCAACAGCAAAACCAAGGACAAGATGATGGACAACAGTAACATTAGTGACTTAATAAATAACATTGAAAGCGGCACCTTTGCAGATGCTGAACAAGTTTTTAATGATATTATGGACCTTAAAGCAGGCGAACAATTAGATCAAATGCGACAAGATATGGCAGCCGGAATTTATAACGATACGCCAGAAGATAATGATGTCGAAGATTTCGAACACTACGAAATCACCGACGAAAATGACCATGGCGATTTAGAAGAAATAGAGGACACCGATGAAGACCTATAAACAACTTCAAGAGCGCATCAACATGGCGAAAGCCAAGATGGGTGATGTCATCAAGGACTTCCAGGACTCCGATGCTCCTCAATTCAAGGGCAAGTCGGACGAAAAGCGCCGCCAGATGGCGATTGCTGCTAAGTTGTCAAACGAAGAAAACGAACTTGATGAAAAGTTTCAGGTTCACTATTATAACAAGAAGGGCGAGCATGTCAATAGTTCTTCAATCTTTGGTGATAAGGTAAAGGCAGATGCTCATGCCAAGCGTGGCAATTCTATCGACCAAGCCGGCGGCAAGTATGTTGTCAAGAATCTGGCAAACGAAGAAGTTGAACTTGACGAAGGTCGCATGAAAGAAATCGCAATGGACATTAACTCCATGGGCGAAAAAGATTTTAAGGCGAAGCACAGAAAATCAAAGCAAGAAATGCAGTCTGCTCTAAAGTCGGAAGAACTAAAGGGTGATCAACATAAGATTGACGCTAATAAGAATGGTAAAGTTGACGGACACGATTTTAAACTTCTTCGCGGTAAGAAGAAATAAGTAAAGGGAATAGTAAATGGCGACTAAAGCAATTCTAAAACTAACACAGGTTCATGGCGTGGTGAAAGTGCGCGGGACTGGGTCTGCCACTATTGCCCTTGCTACCGATCTAAAGAAGTCTACTGAAACTCAAAGCTCACCTAAAGCGAATATTCGCACTCTTCATTGGGCATTGTCAGTGGGTTCTACAGCTACTATCACTAGAAATAGTGTAGTTCTGTATTATCTTTCTGGCTCAGGAAAGATGGAGTTTATGGGCTGGTCTGACAACGAAGAAAATGGCTCAGATATTGTAGTTGACTTTTCTTCTGGTACGGGTGCAGTAGTTCTAGAACTTGCCAAGGTTTCCGGTTATGGTCCACAGCAACATCAAGATCAAGGAGACCTAGGCTAATGAAACTTATTACCGAAGTCAACGAACAAGTTCGTTATATCACAGAAGAAAAAGAAGGTAAGAAGACTCTCTATATCGAGGGTGTTTTCCTGCAGTCCAACATTAAAAATCGTAACGGTCGTATGTATCCAGGAGAAATCATGGGTAAAGAAATCAATCGTTACATGAAGGAAGCAGTAGAGAACAATAGAGCCTTTGGTGAATTAGGACATCCGGATGGTCCATCGATCAATCTAGATAGAGTATCGCATATCATTACAGAACTTCGCCAAGATGGTGATAACTGGATTGGTAAAGCGAAACTAACAGAAACACCAATGGGCAATATCGCTCGTGGTCTAATTGAGTCTGGCGGTCAACTTGGCGTTTCGTCAAGAGGCCTCGGTACTTTGAAGGAAAACAGAGACGGCGTTCAAGTTGTGCAGGATGATTTTCATCTAGCAACAGCGGCCGATATCGTAGCTGACCCTTCAGCACCAGATGCCTTTGTTCGTGGTATCATGGAAAATAAAGAATGGCTAGTTGTGAATGGTGTTTGGACCGAACAGCATTGCGATATGTCCAAGAAGTATATTAAGAAAGCAAGTAAGAAACAACTCGAAGAAGCAAAGATTCAAGTCTTTGAACGTTTCTTGCGCCATCTTTCTTCAAAGTAATATTTTTATAAATAGAATATAAAAATCCATTTAGGAGACGCAAATGAGTGTAGAAAACAAAATCAGAGAGTTGCTAACTAAGAAGCAACTATCCGAGGAAGTTCTAGATGAGAAGGTTGCAGGTGATGCAACTAACCCTAAACAGGGTTCTTCCGAAGACGCACCTGCTGCTGGCAAACTAGGCGCTGCCGGTGGTAAGGATACATCAATCCCAGCTAAGGTTGCAGGCGATCAAACTCAACCTCGCCAAGGCGATTCACAAGATGCTACTATTTCAAGTGAGCGTGATGAAGAAACTGATAATCCAGGTGCTAAGGAAGCTGCTCCAGTTTCCAGCAATCAGGCTACAATTTCTCAGAGCGGCGCTGGTGCAGCACCTAACTTCACGACCCATAGTGACCCAACTTCGGTTGTAAACATGGCATCGTCAAAGGGTAATGTTCATCAAGAAGAAACAGAGGAAGATGGCGAAATGATCGAAGAAGATTTCACTACTGATCTCGCTACTCTCTTTGATGGTAACGAAGACCTATCAGAAGAATTCCGTGGCAAAGCATCGTCGCTCTTTGAAGCAATGGTAACTGCCCGTGTATCCAATCAAGTTCAGCAAATCGAAGAAAGTCTAATCTCCGAAGCGGCTGAATTGATGGAAGAGTTCAAGGCCGACTTGACCGAGAAGGTCGATTCTTATCTTGGTTATGTAATTGAAAAGTGGGTTGAAGACAACGCACTTGCTGTTGAAAATGGTCTTCGCACAGACATCGCGGAATCATTCATCAACAGCATGAAGAACCTGTTCGCAGAACATTACATTGATGTTCCCGAAGAGAAATATGATGTGCTTGGTGAAATGCAAGCCCAACTAGAAGAAGTATCTGCTAAGTTGGACGAACAAATTTCTGCAAATGTAGAACTGCACAATAACAATGTAGCTCTTTTGAAGCATGGCGTTTTCGCCGTTGTTTCTGAGGATCTTGCTAAGACCGATGCTGAAAAGTTCAAGTCGTTGGTTGCTGATGTAGAATTCGAGAACGCAGACATCTTTGAAGAAAAGCTAAACGTCATCAAGGAAAATTATTTCCCTGCTTCTAAGTCAACTACTATTGTAGAAGACAAACTAGAAGATGAAGGCGTGGAAGTCTTAGACGAATCGACAGTTAGTAAGTATGTCCAAGCACTGGATAAGATTGCTGCTCAAAACTAATTTTTTTATAAATAAAAGATATTGACACACAAGGAGAAAACTACATGTTTCTTTCAGAACAACTACAAAAGAAGTGGGAACCTGTTCTAAATCACGGCGGTCTCGGCGCGATTAAGGACAACTACCGTCGCGCAGTTACAGCCGTCGTTCTTGAAAACCAAGAAAAGGCCCTACGCGAAGAAAAATCTGCACTTTTCGAAGATGCCGCAACAAATAACATTGCTGGTTCAGGTGCTTCAGCTATCGACCGTTATGATCCAATTCTCATCTCGCTCGTTCGCCGCGCTCTTCCTAACCTAATGGCATATGACGTTGCTGGCGTTCAGCCAATGACTGGCCCCACCGGCTTGATCTTCGCAATGAAGTCAAACTACACCTCACAATCTGGCACAGAAGCTCTCTTCAACGAAGCCGATACAGACTTCTCTGGTACAGGTACTCACGCTGGTTCGAACCCAGTTGACGGTGCTTACACCACAGGTACTGGCTTGGCTACTGCTGATGCAGAACGTCTCGGCGAAGGCGGAGAAGGTGACGGCCCTTTCGGTGAAATGGCATTCAGCATCGAAAAGACAACTGTTACTGCTAAGACACGCGCTCTTAAAGCAGAATACACAGTTGAACTGGCACAGGATCTTAAGGCTATTCACGGTCTTGATGCTGAATCAGAACTTTCGAACATTCTTTCGCAAGAAATTTTGAACGAAATCAACCGTGAAGTTGTTCGCACAATCTACAAGGTTGCTAAGACAGGCGCTGCTTCAACAGCAACAGCTGGTACTTTCGATCTTGACGTTGACTCAAACGGTCGTTGGAGCGTTGAGCGTTTCAAGGGTCTTCTGTTCAACATTGAACGTGACGCTAACGTAATCGCACAAGATACCCGTCGTGGTAAGGGTAACTTCATCATCTGTTCGTCAGACGTTGCCGCTGCTCTTGCAATGGCAGGTGTTCTTGACACAGGCCGCGCTCTACAGGGTGCTCCTTCGCTTGACGTTGATGATACTGGCAACACATTTGTTGGTACAATCAGCGGTAAGAAGGTTTATGTTGATCCTTACTCAGCTAACACAGGCGCTGCTAGCCAGTTCTATGTTGTTGGTTATAAGGGCGCTACAGCATATGATGCTGGTCTCTTCTACTGCCCATACGTTCCACTACAAATGGTTCGTGCTATCGATCCTAACAGCTTCCAACCAAAAATTGGTTTCAAGACACGTTATGGCATGATTGCTAACCCATATGTAACACAGTCGAACGGCACAACTGACGGTGATACATTCACTGCCAACCGTAACCAATACTATCGTCGCGTTAAGGTTACTAACCTTATGTAATCGATACCTTCCCATTAGAGGAAGGGTTGCAAAAAACTGGGGGGAGCAGAAATGCTCTCCCCTTTTTCGTTATAAATAATAGACGGAGAAAGATATGTCAAGACGAATTTTAGATACACCGGATACTTTAAATTATCTGAGGCCAAATGGTTTTCAGTTTAATATTGACACGCTTCCTAATGTATCTTTCTTTTGTCAGTCTGCTATGATTCCTGCATTATCAATCGGTAATGCATATGTTGCCAACCCATTGGTAGACTTCACTGTTCCTGGTACCAATCTTACGTATGATGAATTGACCATAAAGTTTATCGTTCAAGAAAACTTCCAAAACTATATTGAGTTACACGATTGGCTAATTGGTCTAGGCTTTCCAGAAGAACGTGAACAATATAAACAATTCAAGCAAGCCAGAGGTGGCACAGCAAAAGGATTTAGTAGCTCCGGTGATTATTCAGATGGAACATTAGTCGTTCTAGATTCCGATCTAAATAAAGCAATGGAAATTAAATTCATTGATTGTTATCCAACAACTTTACAAGGACTGGAATTTGATATCAGTGATGGTAATGTCCAGTATCTAACAGCACAGGTCACTTTTAAATATACGATGTATAAGTTTATTCAATAACTATTGAGGTTATATTATGAAATTATCAGAAGTCCAAGAAATGTGGACAGGCGATTCTAAAATAGATGAGTTAAATCTAGGTAGAGAATCCACTAAAACACCAGAATTACATGCAAAGTATTTGAATATTCTTTCAAATACTAAACTGCAACTGCGAAAAGCAGAAGCAGATTACTATCGTCTACGGCGTGATAAAGGTAAATACTTTCGCGGTGAAATGACCCTAGATGAACTACAAGATAAGGGCTGGAACCAGTATCAAGGCCTAAAGCCATTGAAGCATGATATGGAAGATCGCATCAATTGCGATGAGGATATCATTCGTGCTATGGATAAAGTAGAATATGTTAAAGCCCTACTCTATCAGTTGGAGCAAATTATACGCTCACTAAATAGTAGAACATGGGACATTAAGAATGCCATTGAGTGGACTAAATTTACAAACGGATTGATGTGAGTGAACTAAAAGTTTCCAAGAAAAATGAGGTGCACCTGAAGGTCGACTGTGACCCAGGTATTGCACAAGAAATAAATGATTACTTCACTTTTGAAGTCCCAGGCGCACGTTTCATGCCAACGTATCGTGCTAAACTATGGGACGGTAAAGCCAGACTGTTTAATATATGGACAAAAGAACTCTACGTAGGCCTTCTGCCGTATCTCAGAGAGTTTGCAGAGAGACTTGACTACACTGTAGACGTTGACATGGAGCGCATTGGTGATCCAGTTACTATGGAAGATGTGCAGAAGTTTGCGGAATCTTTGAACTTGCATAGTCAAGATAAGCCAATTGAGACAAGAGACTACCAGTTAGAAGCGGTTAAATATGCCATTCGTATAGGTCGCACATTGCTACTATCGCCTACCGCATCTGGTAAATCTTTAATCATCTATCTACTAATGAGATACCATCAACAGTTTGGTCGTAAGCAATTGATTATTGTTCCTACCACTTCGCTCGTAGAACAAATGTATAAAGACTTTCAAGACTATGCATCACACACCGAGTGGTACGTATCTCAGAACTGCGCCAAGATTTACGCTGGCCATGAAAAATCAAATGAAGCCCCTATTGTTATCTCCACGTGGCAATCTATCTACAAGCTACCGAAAAAATTCTTTGATGAATTTGACGTAATCTATGGTGATGAAGCCCACTTGTTTAAAGCAAAGTCATTGACATCTATCTTTGATAAATGCGTCAATACGAAGTATCGCATCGGTACCACCGGCACATTAGATGGAATGAAGACGCACAAACTTATCCTTGAAGGTTTATTCGGTAAAGTCAAAAAAGTTATCTCGACTAAGGAACTCATGGACCAAGGCTCAGTAGCTGACCTTGATATTCATTGTATTCTTCTGGACTATACGGATGAGGAAAAGAAGGTACTAAAGACCTACACATATCAAGAAGAAATGGACTGGTTGGTTACACACCCCAAACGCAACAACGTTATTAAGAACCTTGCTACCACGCAAAAGGGTAATACACTTGTGCTATTTCAGTTTGTCGAAAAACACGGCCAAGTTTTGTATGATTTAATTAATAATAAGGTCGGAGATACTCGCCAAGTTTTCTTTGTCCATGGTGGTACAGACACACAACAACGAGAAGCGATTAGAGATATTACTGAAAAAGAAAAAGACGCCATCATCATAGCGTCCTACGGCACGTTTTCAACGGGTATAAATATAAGAAATCTGCACAACGTTATCTTTGCATCACCTTCCAAATCGCGCATTAGAAATCTACAGTCAATCGGTAGAGGACTTCGAAAAGGTACCGACAAAACAATGTGCAGGCTATTTGATATCGGTGATGACCTAACATGGAAGAGCCGAAAAAACTATACCCTTTCCCATATGGTGGAAAGAATTAAGATATATAATGAAGAAGGTTTCAACTACAAATTAGTGAGAATACAGCTATGAGCGTGACCGTCCTGAGATTAAAAAATGGCGAAACACTAATAGCAAGTGTTCGTCTAGCGGACCCAAATAATTATTGGTTAGACGATCCTATTGCCGTCATTGCGGTTCAAGTCAACCATGACGGAGTAAACGGAGAAACGTTTCTCTTGAAGCCATGGATTGGAATTTCACCAGATAAAAGTTTTATTTTAAATGCCAAAGAGATACTTACCTCTTGCTCTTTAAAAGAAAACCTGCTACAACAGTATCTCTCCTACACGGGGAAATTCCCCGAGCCGGTAGAAGACATTGAAGACTTTGATGAGATGGAAATGCTTCAAGCAAGAATACTAAGAAGCAAAGGATTACTTAATTGAAGTTATTCTTGAAGAGCTACACTCTTCTTATACACCAAGAATCACCATATGTAAATACTTTTTTCAATAAAAATGTTGCCATATGTAAAAAAATGTAGTATAACAGATTATATCATGACGGAGGCCCTTATGGTCAAGAATAAAAAAAATAATGTTCACTATGTAGATAATGCTTTGTTTCTAGAAAAGATTACAGAGTATAGAGAAAAGGTTTTGGCTGCTAAAGCTGAACCAGACTATGATCGTAGTAAGAAGCCTCGTGTGCCTAATTATCTAGGCGAATGCTTTCTCAAGATTGCTAATCACTTGGCATATAAATCTAACTTCATCAATTATACCTATCGTGAGGAAATGATCCTTGATGGAATTGAAAACTGTATTACTTACATCGATAACTTCGATCCTGCTAAGTCTAAGAACCCCTTTGCATACTTCACACAGATTACGTATTATGCCTTCTTACGCCGTATTGCGAAAGAGAAGAAGCAACAGTCTGCAAAGTACCGATACATTCGTAATCTAGATGTCCATGATTTGATTACACAAGACCACGACGGCGGTGATTATGGAAATGAGTTCATTGACTATCTTAAAAAGACGATTGACCTGGTAGAAGACTATGATAAGCCAGCAGAGGTCAGTAATATTCCTAAGCGCCGACCAAAATATCTGGATAAACAAAAAACTATTGACTCGGGACTAGATTTAGAGTAATATGAGAACATCACTCTAATTGAAAGGTACATTTATGATTGA